CGGCATCACCACCGGCACCACCCGCACGCTGACGGCCGCCGACCGCTCTGGCGTCAACGTGGTCAGCGACACCTCCGCAGGCAGCGGCAGCGACGTAGTCAACAACATCGTGAGCCTCACCCAAGCCGAATACAACGCCATCGGAAGTCCCGACGCGGCCACGCTCTTCCTCATCACCGATCCGTAAGCCATGGCCCTCCTGCAAAAAGCCTATCTCGGTGCCACGCCGCTCTTCCGTAACGTCGATTGGTTTGAGGACGCTTATACGTTCGTGCAATCCAGCGCCGAAGTATCGCTCACCGCCAACACTTCCGCGCACACCAAGGGTTCGTATTCCGAGCTTATCGCCTCCACTTCCGCCAATGCGGGTCTGTTGGTGCTGATTGTGCAAGACGTCAGCGCCGCGGCCACCAACACCGCTACGCTCATCGACATCGCCACGGGAGCCAGCGGTTCAGAAGCCGACATTATTGGCAACCTCGCCGTGGGTGGCGCTCTGACCACCACCGGCCCAACAGGCGTTGCCGTTTCTATTCCGTTTCAAATCCCCAGCGGCACGCGACTGTCTGCCCGCATTCAGTCTGTGGTCACAGGCGGTAAAACGGCAACCGCACAAGTCTTCCTCTTTGATGTGGGCGGCGATTACGCCACAGCGCCAACGAGCGTTGATGTCATCACCGGAGACACCGCCACCAGCCAAGGCATCAGCTTCAGCGGCGCCAGCGGCACATGGGTTCAAGCCATTGCCTCCACTTCCCGCGCCTACCGCGCCGTGGCCATCATGCCGTCCACGCACAACAGCAACATTTTAACCATTGCGCCACAACTGGAGCTTGGCGTTGGCGCGTCAGGAAGCGAACAAGTGTTTGGATCAACCGTTGCCTCTTATGGCAACAACGAAACCGTGCAGTCCTCGCCTCCGTATCTGTCGCTTTTCGGACGCAACATCCCCGCAGGCTCCCGCCTCGCCGTGAAGCACAACATCGCCGCCAACCCCGACCGCTACGGCTTCACCCTCATCGGCATCCCCTAAGTCATGCAAAACTGGCACCTCCTTTATAACACCACGACAGGCGAATCCGTCAGCATCGGCACCGTCATCGCCGATCCGCTGCCGAGCGGCATCACCGCGCTCCCGCTCACCGACGCCGAAGGCGAGGGACTGCAAAACGGCAGCCTCATCTGGGACGCCGCCACCCGCACGCTCATCCCCACGCCGCCGCCCAGCGTCACCGCCGAAGAACACCTCCGCAGTGTCGGCCTTGCAGGCGACCGCCAGCCCACACTTTTGTATCTGCGCCAGTCCCTCACCGCCGCAGGCAAAACCTGCGCCGAGCTGGACGCCGTCGAAGCCTACTTGCAGCAGATCCTCACCATGTTCGCCGCCAATCCGGCGCCGCGTAACGACTGGCCGAATCCCAGCGTCACTTTTGAAGCCGCCGTGCAGTCCGCCATGCAGGCCCTCAACTCCTAATGTCCCTCAACTCTCAACCCTCAACTCTCAACTGACAAAATGCGCACCGTCACCTTACAAAGCATTTTGTTACGCGCATGGCAACGCGCCGGTAACGATGGCAGCGACATAGCTAACATCCCATCCGGCGCAAGAACCATGATGACCGCCGCCGCCAACGAGCGCATCGCGGATTGTTGGGAATGGGCCGATTGGCCTGAGCTTATGCGCGTCGAGAGCCGCACCGTGCAGGGCGATGCCACCAACGGCTATTACATCGACTATGAGCAAGTCGGCCAGACCGCCATGGGAGAGGTCTTTGGCGTCCTAAGAGACAACCCTGCAACCCACGCCGCGCCCCGCGCCATTGGCTTTACGCTCCTTGGAGATGCCATTCGCTTCCCCGAAGACACCGACCTGCCAACTAGCGTCTACGTCAACTACCGCATCCGCCCGACCGAATACTCCGCAAGCAACCTCTCGGCGACAGTGCCCAGCGTCATCGCAAAAGCAGTTGGTCTGATGCTGAGTGCAGATTTGCTCCAAGAGGACGGACAGACCGACAAAGCACTCGCCATGGAACAGATGGCCGAGTCCGAGCTGATTAGCCAGCGCGACAAATATTACTTCCAACAGGGCCAACCCTCCATGTGGACGGCCCGCGTCAACCAATACTAATCCTATGAACCCTAACGTCAGAACAACGAACAAAGCTAACGGCGTCCGCCTCATCTCCGACACCACGGCCGTCACCGGAACATTCAGCGTTGTCGAAAGCCTCGACGCTGCGACCAAGTTCCACACGCTCGCGGGCAACCAGACCAACGTGGCAAACACGACCAGCGGCAGCGCCTATGCGTTTCCGGTCGGCACCGCCATCGAGGGCAGCTTCACCGAGATCAAGCTGCACGCCGGTGCCGTGCTTGCCTACTTGAAGTAACGCATCTGAGGAGCCGCGCGATGAGCTTGCAGTATTTTCATCACAATTTCAGCACGACGGAAAAAGGCGTCATCGGCACGGCCACGTCCATCGGTTCCTCAGTGTTCAGCATGTTGCCCCACCTTGAGACAACCCTCCGAGTCGCCGGTCTATGTGTCGGCCTCGCGGTCGGCGTTGTCACTTTAATTTCGGTCCTTCACGACCTCCGCAAAAAACAGAAAGCAAACAAATGAGAAACTGGAAAACATCACTCCTCGGAGTCCTCACAATCATCGCAAGTCTCAGCACCGCAGGCCGCGAGTTCCTCGCCAATGGCAGCGTTCCCGACCTCGGCCTCATCGCCGCAAGTCTACTCGCGGGCTGGGGATTAATTGTAGCGAAGGATTCGACCGCCCGCCTCTGACTCTATGAGCGCCCGCGTCACAAAAGCCATTGCAGTTGCCATACTCGGCGCATGCTGGGCTGTCGCTGCGGCTGGCTGCGTGACGGTGGGCTACGACTTCATTAAGCAACAGGCCACCGTCACGTTCGACCCTAAAACTGTCAAAGAGCCAACCAAGTAACTGCCAACTGACGACTGCCAACTGCCAACTCCTCACCCATGATCCCCAAGAGCCGACCACAACAAAAGCGCAACGAGACGCTGAAGCAGCTCAAGGCTGCCAACGTCAGCGATCCGGTGTGCTTGGTCGGCATTCGTGGCTACTACCGGGACAGCATGGGCGCGACCGGCAAAAACGACCGAGGCATCTACGACGACGCCCTCATCCTTGTTTCGCCCAATGTCCACGCTGCCTTCAACGCCAACGTTGATCCGGCCCGCAGCGGAAAGAACCCCAAGGTCGGCAAGGGCTACGCATCGCTCAAGTCAGGTGTCTACCGCTACCGACTGGGCAAGCACGGCATTCGGAGCGGCAACCCTTACAAGGCTCTGGTGCAGGGCGATGCAGTCACCGTCCAGCGCGACGGCGGCAACGAAGAGACCGGCTTTTTCGGCATCAACATCCATCGCGGCGGCATCACCCGCACCAACAGCGAAGGATGCCAGACCCTGCCGCCCGCCCAGTGGCCCGCCTTCATCTCCCTCGTTGAGTCAGAGATGAAAAGGAACAACGCGAAGACCGTCAGCTATGTCCTGACCAGCCGGAAGGACGCCGCCTAATGGCATTAGAAAGTCCAGTGCAGAGAGATGGCGACAACGGCTTCATCGGCTTCGCCAGCCGCTTGAACCCGCTGACCCTTCCGGCAGGCATGCTGCAAGACAGCGTCAACATGCGCTTGGATCGCGGAGTCGCGCAAACCCGCAAGGGCAGCAAGCGCCTCACCGACACCATCGGCACAACCGGCGCCCCGCTGACTCTCGACTTTACTCTCGGCACCGACAAGACCGTCACCTCGATCACCCGCGCCTCGACCACGGCCACCGTCACCGCGACCGCCCACGGCTTCACCACCGGCGACCAAGTGAACATCCGTGGCGCCGTGCAGACCGACTACAACGGCGACTTTATCGTCACCGTCACGGACGCCAATACTTTTACCTACACCGTCAGCGGCAGCCCCGCGACACCGGCCACCGGCACCATCATCGCCAACAACGGCCCCGAAGTCCGCGACAGCTACGACGGCGGACTGTATGCGGCCGGAGTGTTCGCCAGCCAGAACTACGACAACGCCAACGAATTCATCGTGCTCGCCGGAAGCGACAGCGCCACGCTCTACCGGCAGGGACAATCGCCGGTGGTCAAAACCTACCCGACCAGCCCCGCTGAGAAGATCGAAGGCACCGACACTGTCAGCGTGCTACAAGCCTTTGATCGTTTGTATATCCTCCGCGAAGCCTCCCGCACCGCCACCGGCTATGAGGAAAAGCTGACAACAGCCTCCGGCATCACCGTTTCCTCGACGACGGCCACGGTCAACGTCACGGCCCATGGCTATCCGGCTGGCGCCCGTGTCCGCATCGAAGGCAGCACCACGCCCGCCTTCGACGGACACGAATACGACATCGTCAGCAGCTCGACCGACAGCTTCACCATCACCGTGCCAGCACTCACCGCAACCCATGCCGCCGCAGGGATCAAGGTGCGGAGAACAAAGCCGCCGATTTATTGGGACGGCGGCAGCGGCAACTTCGTCCGCGCCACCGCAGGCGTGCCCGCCGCAGGCGTCACCTACACGACCATGCCGAGCACCGGCTGGGCGGCCTACCACAACAACCGGCTTTGGTTTGCCAAAAACCGCGACACCGTGGCGATCTCGGACGTTCTTGACCCTGACTTGTATGACCCTTTCTGGAACAGCTTCCGCGCAGGCGCAGGCGGCGATGACCGCATTGTCGCCATCCATCCGTGGATTGATGGGCAGGCGCTCGTTTTTTGTCGCAAGAGCATCTGGCTCGCCACGCTCGGCCAAGTGTCGTCCACAGACGGCAGCGACTTCTCGGTAAACACTCCGGTGTCGTCGCTCACGATGCTAACCAACGAGATCGGATGCAGCGCTCGCAACACGATTGTCACGGCCGGTTCGTTTGTCTTCTTCCTGAGCGATGCAGGCATCTACCGCCTCGACAGCCGCCTCGATCTTAAACTTCGCGGCGACACCAAGCCGCTATCCGAACCCATCGCCGACCTCTTCAGCCAAGTCGTCCAGTCCCGCGTAGAAAAGTCTGCCTTCGGAATCTGGCATGCAAATAGATACCTGATCGCGCTGCCAACCAGCACCGACCCGCTCGACGGCAATCAGTTGGTGGTCGCATGGAACGCCCTGACGGACACATGGGAATACCGCGACACCTATCCGAGCAGCGCATCGGTCAACCAGATCCTCGTTGGCGCCTACGACAACCAACGCCGCGTCTTCTCGGTCCCACGTTCCGGCAACCTCTACCTACTGGAGCAAGAGGACACCGCGCTGGACGACAACGCCGTCAACGCAGGCACCAGCCCAGTCACCGGCAGCATCAAGACCCGCCGCTACGACTTCGACGCCATGCACTCAAAGCGGTTCCTCCGCACCATCGCCGATGTCGTCATTCCGGCGGGCGCCAGCGTCACAACCAAGATCAGCACGATCAATCCCGATACCGAAACCATTGTCGGCACCCTGACCAACGCCGCCGCTGGACCGGAGGACTACAATATGAAGACGCCGGTGCGTTACAAAGCGCACGCCGCAGAAGTCATTTACGAAACATCAAACGGCCGACCGGAGATCCGCTCGGCATCCATCGAGGCATCGCCCAAGTCCTTGCCTCCGACCGAAACCCGATCAGCAGCATAATTCCTATGGCCTCCTATAATTACACCTTCACCTCTGGGGATACCGTGACCCCGACTAAGTTGAATTCCGCCCGCACTGTCAGCGAGATCGTCAACGCCGATGTCAGCGCCACCGCCGCCATCGCCGGAACCAAAGTCGCGCCAGCCTTCGGCGCGCAAGACATCACCGTCAGTGGATCTAATCGGTCCATCACCAACACCGGTAGTTTTGCTCTAAGTTTTGGGACAAATAACTCAGAGCGTGTAAGAATTACAGATGTTGGCAACGTCGGCATTGGAACAACGTCGCCCGTCGTCTACAACAATAACACCACAATTACTGCCGTTGGAACAAATGGAGCCGGACTTAGCATAGGCAGCAATGTCACAACAAACAGAAGTGAGCTATACTTTCAGGCTACTGAAACGTATTTGAAGACCATCAATAGCTCCGTGCTTTGGTTTGGCACAAACAACACCGAACGCATGCGCATCGACGCCAGCGGGAATGTGGGGATTGGGACGACGGTCCCTTCAGAACGCTTTCACGTCGAAGGATCGTCCTCGGGTGGCAACATAAGGGTGCTGGTGGTCAACACTGCCACAAACGGATACAGTGCGCTATCACTGCTCAACGACAAGGCCGGTATATGGCGTAACGGCTCTGCGCAGTCGGGCTACGCAGGAAACAGCTCGCTGAATCTTGGCTGCATAGAAGCAGACCCTATTGGGTTTGTCACAAATAACCTTGAGCGCATGCGGATTACCGGCGGCGGCGAAGTGTATATAGCCACTGGCGATCAAGGTGCTTACAATTTGCAAGTTGGCGGCACTGGAGTGTGGGCCGCTGGTGCATACGTCAACGGCTCCGATGAACGACTCAAGGATAACATCGCGGAGATCACCGAAGGTCTGGAGGTCGTCAAAAAGCTGCGCCCTGTCTCGTTCAACTACAAGCCAACATACAGCAAGGACACCAGTAAGCAGGCTGGATTCATCGCGCAGGAGCTGCTGATTGCCTTGGATGGCAAGGACTACGCGGAAGGCACCGTGAAGCAAGGGCCAGAGTTTTACAACGTGGCTTACCAGAATCTCATTCCGGTGATGGCTAAAGCCATCCAAGAGCTATCCGCCAAAGTCGAAGCCTTAGAAGCCGCCTAACATGAAACCCCAACTCGCCGACTTGATCGAAGCCTACGCCGCCGCCAGCGCTTCGGGCAGCCGGTTGCTGTTGGAGTTTGCTGTGGGGCAGCTCAATGAGTTTATGGCGAAGGTGGATGTGACAGAAATTCAGAAACAGAAAGAGGAGGAATAATTATGGCCCAACGAAGGGATAAACAAAAAGTGCCAAGCACCAACCCAGTTGGAGCGCAGCTTATCAAGGACGCGAAAAGCGGGACCAACACACTGGCCCGAACAATCGCACAGGGCAATGTCTTGGGGCAGAACATGCAATTTGGCGGGTTGCTCAACTTGCTGGAAAGCGGCGGGATCGTTGGCCTGAGTGATGCTGAGTCCAAGGCTCTCGGCAGCGCCTCATCTAAGTATGGCCCAAGCTCCAAGGATCTTGATTCGCAGGTCCGATTGCAGTCATCGCTGGCCACAGACCGCGCGTTGC